GTCCTTCTCACACTGGATGAACTGCTCGATCGCTGCCCTGGTTCTCCTTTCGGAGCACTCCAGGTTTACCTTCGCGAACATCAGAGTAATCTGACGTATCGCTTGGATCGCATCGATCGATGGTTCATCCAGAAGACGACCAGAAGCACGGTCGAACACGAGATCGAGAAAACCTCCTAGAAATAGGGGGAGCTCTCCTGATCTCTTGCTTCTTGCGAAGCCAGAGAACAGTTGACGATCTACCCGTCTTTGGTCAAGGCCTTTTTCGAGGTCTTTTCCAAACGTGGGCAAGGTGATCGTGAGAAACGATTCACCCTCGTGTTCGACACGAAGCATGACCTCTTTCAGGTCACGCTCGGTGCTCACGCCACACCAGGTCCCTCGATCAAGAAGGACCTCCTGCAAGAGACACGTGAGGCTTTTCACGGCCCGCCTTTCTGAAGAGAGGCAGAGTCGTCCCGAGCCTTGCGTGAACCGTCCGATAAGGAGCCCCTAGACGATCTGTCTAGGGCCAGTCACCGGCGTATGCCTCGCGGCAATCGCTTACGACTCACCACCAAGAAGCTTGGTGGTGTTCGCACCGGAAGTAGAGGTCAGCCACAGCGTCAAGCTGTCGATGATCTGCTTCTGCTCGGTGATCGTGAACCCGGTATTCGGAACGTCCGCGACGATGTAAGCACTCATCGTGTACGGAACGTTCTGAGCCGGGAACAGTGGATCAGCGGCAGTCTTCCGGAAGTCAACGCGTGCTGTCCGTCGAGTCCGCTTTCCATAAGCGGATGAAACGGTCAGCTTCAGATTGCCGTCGTCCTTACTATAGACGGCGCCATTCTGATTCGTCGTAACCCTCGGGAGAGAGTTAGCGACAGCGTTGACAGTCAGGGACTGGGGATCGGTGAACAAGGCATGACTCCAGCAGGGAAGCGGTGTCGACCACTGGTTGTGGTTCGATCACCGTTGGGATGGACTCGGGCATGAATAGTGGCAGCAACATAGTCACTGCCCCCACCACTCCCGCTGCTATGAACCAGAGATAGCACCCATAAGGTGCACTCTCTACGACGGGCTCCTCTACAATAGAGGGACCGTCGTTCAGGTAGCCGTCGAAACGCTGCCAGGGGTTCACAGCAACCTCCCACCCTTGGATAAACCAAGGGCGGTAAGGATGGCCCACTGACGTGCAGAAAATGCCACGTCAGGGTCCAGGCCGAAACCGTAAGGGGTCGCCTTCACTCTCTTCTTGACTTTCGTCACGAAGGTCTGAGAGTGAGGTCCGGGGGGTCCACCCTTAAGGGTGACACCCTCCA